TTAGGCTGCTGCTCCATTTTCATCGCCATCGTTTACCCTTTCCCGGTTATCAAATGGATTGAGCGCAACAGCAGCATCCAGATGGCTCGGCGCGAAATGTGAGTACCGCATTGTCATCTTAATATCGGTGTGCCCGAGTATCCGTTGGAGCACCAGAATATTACCGCCACGCATCATAAAATGGCTGGCGAAAGTATGCCGTAGCACATGCGTAAGTTGGCCGTCCGGCAGTTCAATCCCCGCCCTTTTCACTGCCGCCTTAAATGCCTCATAGCAGGGAGTGAATAGCGCCCCTCGCTTCTTCGGTAGCAGTTGGCTAAGAGCTGGCGAAATGGGAACCGTGCGATTCTTTTTGCCTTTAGTTCGGGTATAGGTGATTCGCCCAGGCAAGATCTGAGATTGTTTAAGCCCTTCAGCTTCTCCCCATCGGGCACCGGTTGCTAGGCAAATGCGAGCAACAATACCTAAATCAGGGTTACGGGACTCATCGCATGCGGCAAGCAGGCGATCGATCTCACTCTGATAAAGGAACGCCAATTCCTGCTCTTCCTCTTTAAACTTCCGGATACCTGATAGCGGGTTTTCTCCATGCCATTCGCCCAGGCGTTTTAGTTCAGCAAATACAGCATGCAGATACGACTGCTCACGATTCACAGTTGCTTCGCTGAGCTTCTTCTTGCCCTTTTGATTCCATTCGCCACTTAGTCGGCGCTCACGATAAACAGCGAATACATTTTTATTAAAATCTGAGGCAAATGGGTCATTCAGCCTTTCGCAGATCGCAAGCAGTTTGTTTTTACGCTCTTCACCGGAAGTAAGCGCCTTTCCATACATCTCATACCAGCGATCAATAAGTTCCGACAGCCGAGGGCCGGAACCGCTGCCAATCCCATCGGTGGAAATCCGATTCATTAACCGGCGCTCAAAAGAGAGCGCCTCACCTTTCGTGGCGAACTGTTTACGTGTACGGCTTCCAGTTGCACCATGCGGGTAGCATTCGCAGAGCCATTTGCCGGAAGGAAGTTTGCGAACGGTCATTTTATAACCTGACTAAAAAATTTCGTGATACCAACTCCGCCCTGATCGTCATACATGAATTGTTTGGCAATTGTAGAGGGAGAGCAAAACTGATTTTTTTCGAACAAATCGCCAAATGATTTCGCATTTGTATATTTACGCAGGTCATTCGATGCCTCTGCGCGACTCTTGGTAATCGTGTAAGTTGGCGAGTTAAGTTCCTTCGCATCTTTCCTTCCCCGCGTAAGGTCAATCTCTTTTGGAGAAGAAATAATTGTTACCTTATCTACATCACTAAATGCAAACACATGATAGAGGGTTGAGATCAGCGCCTTTTTTACTAAATGGTCAATAACATCAGGGGTGTCACCTTTAACCACGTCTGGATAGACATGCACCTTTAATGGCTTATGGCTGATAATTTTAAGTGTCCCATCCTCTTCTGTGTAGTCACCAAAAACCAAATAAAAGTTGGCCTGATCTTTTACTTGTGAGGGGCCATTAGTGCAATCCAGGCTTGGTGAAGTACTACGTCTTTTGAGCAGTTCTTCAGCCGAAGAAGCAAATGAAACCGTTAGAAGGGACAAAAGAACAACCACACAAAGATTTTTAAATTTCATCTCAAGAATCCTTTTTTGATTAAAAAATAAAAGCGCCCAACAAGAAACCTACCGCAAAAATGGCAATAATTTCTTTAGGGTATTGTTGAATAAATTTCCGCCACTCTGGAGTTGTTTTTTCTCTCTGCGAAGAGGGATGGATAGACGCAATCATTTGATCATCAACCCATTTCAAAGCCTGCTGAAGTTGCGAACGTGTCAAGCCAGCAAGCCTCCCTGAGCCAAAATTTATATGGCAATAACGCATAAGCTTTTGACGCGATTCACCATCAGGAGTGTTTTTAAGTAGGAGGTGGATTAAGGTTTTATTCGCTTCTGTTTCGCGAGAGTGTTCTAACATCGCTTGAAGGAAACTGATGGCTGTTCGATATTGACTGACAGTCATTTCCTCAATACTGGCTACACCTAATTCAGCGTGAATTTTTTGCCAGATCTCATAAGCTTCGATAACAGTGGCCTCCGCCACAGTAGCAACCAAAGCATTCAATTCTTTTCGCTGCGCTTTTACCAAGGGCCGGTCTTCGTTCCCGCCGGAAGGGATAGCAATATTTATGGTATTGCTACCATCAAAATTATCTATCCGAATATTCTTCTCGAGGAAATCACGCCCAGAGATACGATTTCTATCACCGGTGCTATTTAAGGCCATAGAGTATCCTTACTTTTTGTTTTCGCTGTAATCCCTACCCGCTACACGGTTTCCACTTCCCGAAACATGTACCGAACCAGCTGCTGCGTTTGTACCTGCTGTAATAGCGGCCAAAGTTGCGGCTTTCACTGCAAGTGGAGCTGCGCGGAAAAGCTTTATTAACTCAATTTCGTCATCCGTAAAATCGCCAGCGACTGGCGTCTTTCTGCCAGTCAAAACATAAAGGACATCCACTCCAAAACTGCTTAACTCGGCCAATGTTGAAGCTTTAGGTTCAGATTTCCCAGCTTCATAGTCGCAATACGTCCTAAAAGCCACACCAGCAGCCTTTGACATAGCAGTTTGAGTAAGCCCAAGACGCTCCCTTTCTGCTCGAAGAAAGTCTCCAATTTGCATTTTTCTGCAATTCCAATGTTGACTATTTGCAGATTTCTGCAAATAATGATGTTCACGAACACTTAGCAGATCACAATATACCACTATGACGCAAGCTAACTACACCAGCAGGTCTCGCACCCCTAAAAATTCAGTGGCCGATCGGCCTCTGCCGCTGCGACTCAATCCTGAAGAACGACACATCATTGAAGAAATGGCCGAGAAAGAAAGCCGCTCAGCCAGCAATATGGTGCGTGTTATTTTCCTTCGTGGACTTGAGTCACTTCTTCATGTTTCAACTGCCAACAAGGTCGAGTAAAAGGAGTGAAATATGTCCGGGATCACAATCAACATTAACGTGAGCACGCCCTACGTTTCTCTTAAGCGCTATTCAGAAATGACAGGTATACCATTCGAGACATGCCGGGGCATGATGGAAGATGGTCGTATAATTATCCGCCCCAAAACACGAAAGATGGAAAAACCAGAGGTCAATTTAGTGGCAATGCTCAAAGATGCCATTGCAAATAGTTAAAGGACGTGAAATGAAAAACAAATTTCCTTTGATTGAGGCCGGTAAAAATCTATTCCTTTACCGTGGTTTTACTATAAGAAAGGCACCGCGCAATAACATTATTAAATGCGCAACGTATTTAATTAATAAACGCGATGATTCTAATTCTTATGATAATTATCTGGGCCGTGATTTTGCGCTTGCTGAAGCCATGCGTACCGTTGACCACATGTTAAAAGCCGGGGGCAGCCATGCACGATGAAGGCCCAACACTGGCAAGCCTGCTGCGCAACGGCTGTCAAGTCACGCACTTTAAGAACTCGCGCGGATGGCTCGAAACTCCGGACGGGAGATTTTTTAAGCCCGAACCGGCCAGAGTTCAATTTATCAAAGGACTGAATAAACCTTTTATATATGTCCGAAAGGTTAATAAAGGATTTGCCACCGCACTAACCGAATTAATTAAAAAACTGATTAACTAATTCGGTCTTAAAAATCGTTCCTGCTCTCACCACTGTTTAAAACAGTGGCGGATTAACTCATCCCTGAAAAGAGGAAACATCATGACGAGACGAGATCAGTTTAATTTCATTCTGCATATTATTTTGCCAGCCATAGAAAACGAGGGGTTAACAATTAAAACCCAGCGCGATGGTGAAATTACATTATCCGCTCAAGGTTCTATTGCTGAAGATTTCGTTAAGAACTTGCGTCAGCACTGCATTGAAGAATTGCAGCGTCCTTCTACATCGTCGGTATATGGAGCTTAAGAAATGCAACGTCGAAATATCGAAACCCGTACAACAAAAATCGGCCCTGATGATGCCCGGCTTAACGATCTACTGACTGCTGCCCGTATGGATGAACGCCGCGCACGAATGGAGGCCATGGCAGCCCGGCTGGATTCCCTGGCCGGGAGAATTATCAGCCACCAGCTCAGCTACAAAGAAGCCGGTGAGCTTCTGAGGCAGGAGGCGCTCAACGTAACCAATGCCATCGGGGAGATCCTCTGATGGCGGACGAAATCGATATTGCACAGCAGCACGAATATGAGGAGCGGGAACGTCACATCCTGAACGCCCGCAGCAAACCAACTTCCGTTTCCCGCCTGACCTGTGATTGTTGCGGCGCGCCAATACCTGAAGCACGCCGCATTGCCGTGCCTGGGGTGGAACTGTGCATAACGTGCCAGACCATCAGCGAATCAAAAAACAAACATCTCCGGGGTAAGAAATGATCAGCACCATTCTGAAATGGGCGGGTAATAAATCCGCCATTATGCCCGACCTGTTACAGCATCTTCCCGCAGGCAGTCAGCGCCTGGTTGAACCTTTCGCAGGCTCCTGCGCTGTGATGATGGCCACTGACTATCCGGCCTATCTCGTCGCTGATATCAACCCCGACCTGATTAATCTCTATCGCACCATTGCCAGCGATTGTGACGCGTTCATTGAACTGGTTCAGATCGTTTTCGAAAGCTACCCCACCTCTGACGACTTTTATCACATCAGGGAAGCATTTAATCAGGATCCTGCTTTGTCACTTAGCACCAGAGCGGCTTATTTCCTATACCTGAATCGCCATTGTTATCGAGGCCTGTGCCGCTATAACGGTAGCGGCGGTTTCAATGTGCCATATGGCAACTACCGCGCCCCCTATTTCCCAGAAGCCGAGATTCGTGCATTTGCCAATAAAGCCACACGAGCAACCTTCATCTGTGCTGGATTTGAAGAAACGTTAAGCATGGTGCAGCCAGGTGATGTTGTGTACTGCGATCCACCCTATGACGGCGTGTTTTCCGCGTATCACACTAAAGGGTTCAGTGAGGACGATCAGTATTGCCTGGCATCCGTGCTAACGCGACTGGCGGCGGAAGGTTTCCCGGTTATCGCATCCAACGCCAACACAATGCTGGTTTCCTCCCTGTATCGCGATTTCACCCTCCACCGCATCAGCGCATCGCGGGGGATCGGCGTTGCTGCTGGCGACGGAAAAAAAGCCACTGAGGTGATCGCCGTTTCGAACAACAAACCATATACCCCGTGGATTGGTTTCGATCCTGCTAATGGCTGTGAAAAGTGCGTTGAACTCCATCCATGAGTAAAGCGCTCTGCTGCATCGGGGCAACAAAATGACTACGGAAAACCGTGGCCGTCGCGCCCCTTCTCCACCGCCTCCCTTTCCGGGTAGTTCTGATGATGCTACCCGGTACGCCTATGAGTGGAACAAACCAAGAAAAGCCATTTATGTCGATAAGACACCTGCTGTTGATCTCGTTGAGCTGGGTCAAGAGCAGGAGTTTTTAGACTGGGTTAAACGTACCCTTCAACCTCTCCCGCTGTTCATTCGCCGCCGTCTGGCGGTGCGCATTGACAGCATCCATTCCATGAAAGGCCGCCATATTGCCAGGCTGGCCGTGCGGGATATCGTCAGGCGTGATCTGCCACATATTCAGGCTGTAACTGAACAATATGCCATTCCGGTTGACAGCGATGGTGAGGCATACAGTGAACTCAATACGCTCTACCACACGTTTAAGAACCTGGGGGAATTAACCCGCCGATTTAATAACCTGCCGGATTACTCAGCCGAAGACGTGGAATTGATGGCGCAGGATATCGCCATCTACATGACAGGCGTTCTCAGCGAAGTAAACGACGATATAGCGGCACTGGATGACCGCCAGTCAGCGGTGTGGCTGTATAACGAAGCCGCGCGCCTGACTCTCTATTTTCGTCAGACGCCACCCGGATCGGGCAAACGTAAGTTGCGCCTCGACGAACTCGCCACTGCGATCAGTAAAATGCTGGATTCTCGTTGGTGGCATCGCGCATTAAGAAAATACGCAGTTCGCTGGCGCGAGCATCTGCATATCGCTTTTGGTGACGTGAAACGCGACATATCGCCCTATTGCAGTAAACACCATGTCAGCGAGTGGGATACACGGCGTAGACGTAGCCGCGCGATCATGAGCAAGCTGGAGCTGGAAGATCAGGACACAAAAGAACGCATATCGCTGATTGAGCAGATAGATAAAAGCATATCCAACCCGGAAAAACGCCGCATTGAACTGATGACGCGCATTGGTGGCTTTGAAAAAATCGCCAATGAAAATGGGTTTGCCGGAAGCTTCTTTACCCTGACCACACCGTCACGTTATCACGCGTGGAGTATGTTCGGGCACCGTAATGCCAAATGGAGCGGCACAAGCCCACGCGCGGCACAACGGTATCTTAACCGCATCTGGCAGCAGATACGCGCAGAGCTGGCCCGCCGAGAAATCCCCGTATTCGGGCTTCGCGTGGCCGAGTCCCATCACGATGGCACGCCACACTGGCACGGGTTGTTGTTCACTGCCCCGGAGCATGTCAGCGAATTGCGCGAGGTAATGCAGGACTACGCCACCCGCGAAGATGCCGAAGAACTACGCGGCAGAAATGGCAAGTTGCCGCGCTTTGAAATGAAGGATATCGATCCGGAGAAAGGCAGCGCGACAGGCTATGTCGTTAAATACATCTCTAAAAATATTGATGGCTACGCACTCGATGGCGAAGCCGACGACGAAAGCGGCAGACCGTTAAAAGAGACAGCAAAACACGCTACCGCCTGGGCTTCCTGCTGGGGTATTCGTCAATTTCAGTTTTTAGGCGGCGCGCCGGTTTCCGTGTGGCGCGAACTGCGCCGGATGCACGATCAGGCGCTGGCAGACAGCATAAATCCGCTGTTCGGCGAGCTTCATCGCGCTGCCGATTCTGGCGACTGGCAGCAGTACGTTCAGTTGCAGGGCGGCGCATTTGTCTCACGTAAAAACCTGGCCGTTCGCATCTGGTATCAGATGAAGGATGAACCCAACGCCTATGGCGAATACCAGAATTTGATCAAAGGCCTTGTAATGCCAGCGGTCAACATTGAGCCGGTAATCACCCGCCTTAAAACCTACTGCATCGTGAAGATGAAACCACTCGTTTCAGATGGCCTAGGTTTGGCCGTTGACCTTCAGGGCGCGCCCGCGCCCTCTTGGACCCGTGTCAATAACTGTACTGAGGCTAAAAAACAACCAATTCCGCCCCCTCCAGCACCGTCAGAAATAGACGTGTCAGTTGACGCTGATAGACCAGAGCAAATCCTGATCGGGCAATTAACGCGCGAACAGAAAAAACGCATTGCTGAGAGCATCCGAAACCACAAACCGGAACGGAAGAAATCACCAGCCGAAGAGTTTGAGGCGCTGGCGCACGCCATTACGTCAGGTGAGCACACGGAATATGACCGGGCACGAGCCGAAAGCTACCTGCGTTCTGCATGTGAACTACGGAAGCTGGAACAAGCACTGACGCCAGAAGTGGAAACTCTGGCGGGACAGATTCAGGTTTGGGCGCAGATCAAAAAAATCCAGATCAGCCGGGCGCAGACTATACAGCTGGCGCGCGGCGATGAAGTCACCGTACTAGATACGGTGTATTGCGCGAACCCGCATACAGGCGAATTATTTGTATCTGATATAGACAAAAATTGGCGTAAAACTCTGGCTAACCATGAACGAAACTCTTTGATTGAACGCTGGAAACGCGCGATAAATAATTAACTTTGCACCTCCAGCATCTACTAATTATAATAGATTGGTTTTATCAATCAAATCCTAAATCATTAATCATCCCACCCAAAATACCATCACCTTCTATTTTATCGAAATAATTAACCTGCAAGAAATTATTTATATTATCAACAAACCCTAAGTATTCTTCATAAGAGGCACGAGTAATCTTTTCAGATTCAGGTATGTAGGGGTAAACAGCAGAAAGTTTTATAGCTATCCTTGCTTGCTCATCGTTATCCTCCGTGAAATTCATCAGTAACTCCTCAGAGTCTGAATCTGGCTTTAATTCACCACTTCTTAATTTTTTTTGTATTTCGCCTGAGTGTTCAAGCATATACCACTGAGCAAACGGAGATGCAAAGTTATGACTTTCACCATTTAAAAGAATTGAGTTTATGGAATAAATCATCCTTATTTCATTCCATATTTCACCTCCAGTAGATATCATAGACTCACAAGAATAATGTTCTTCCTCCACGGAAAATACTAATAGCCACTCTGAAATAGAGTTTCTATACTCCTCATAAGATACGCCTTGAATTTTATCATTATCAAATACACCTAAGTTACTCAAGCGCTTTATAATATACATCTCAGCAAAACAAAAAGGATCCAAATAACTAGACATAACTAAGAGGTTGGTATTTTCATCATCCGATTCGTTTTCCACTAATTTATCATAAACACTTTTTTTCATATCTTTTTTCATTGTGGAAATAAATCTAGCCGAAAAATACTCCTGAATTGATCTGTGTATATAGACAAAATTATCATATCCATCTTTAACGATTAGATTAGTCCCATCAACTATATCATCAGTGACCTTTTCTGGCGTTGAATCAACTTTATTAGCCTTTATGGATTTATCAAAAAAAGAAAGCAAATCATTGCGAGAAAAATCATTTTTATTATTAAAATAAGACAAAAAACTGAAAAGTGAGAAGCATTTTTCAAGCTCTCTATCGACAAGCCCAGACTTTTTTTCTCTTGTTAAATTCTTTATTAAATCATGTCGGTAGAGCAAGGCAGAAAACAAACCACTATAATAATCAGTAATCGATTTTGGATCATCGCGGAAATTTCTTGAAGTAACCAAGAAAATATCCAAAAGAATAGGTGTCTTGATACTCTCCCTAATAAAATCTTTCTTTTTAAGCATATCTTTTAAATTTAAAGATGTGTCAGCATCTTTAATAACTTTATTAATAACACTGTATAACATATCGGATTTTAAATATTCAACATTATAGATGTCATATCCGGGATATCTGGTTATCTCAGTATCAGGACGAGTTGTTACTATTACCTTACAGCCATATTTTTCATATGCCTGCCCTATAGTGTCTAGAGCATACATTCTTTGACTAAAAGGAATTTCATCGAAGCCATCAAAAAAAAAGCTAACCATACTGTTTACACACAAATAATTAGCGTCTTCAATTGCACCTTCTATGCCATTAGAATTTAGATGTTGCAAAAGAAGTTGTGCACAATCCACATTTTTAAAATCAACTATTTGCCTAAGATTGATAAAAACAGGTAAATTTTTGCGTTCATTTAATTCCTCAAGGAATAACTTCCTCATAATCGTTGTTTTACCCTGCCCTGCAATCCCTATTATACAAATGGGGCTGACTTGTGGAAGTATCGTATGGTCGTCAACTTTTATGGTATTGTATGTTGTGATGTTTTTTATATTTAGCGGATAATAAACCTCATGCAGATAAACATTCCTGTCACCATGAAGCAAAGTTCTAAATACAAAAACCTTACCCATGGAATTTTTAATATATTTATTAACTATTTTATCTGAATTTAGCGATTGGATGATTTTGTTTTTCTGTTTCTTAAGCTCCTCACCACCTACCGAAATCAAACCTGAAACAATAGCTTTAATGGCTGCGGGAAGTGCAAGCTCAACTAAAGAAGTCATACGTTCTCCTTGTTTAGACCCATGCTTCTAAATATCCAGACATTTACGTATAGATTTTCTCGGATTGTACTCATAAATATACCAACACAACAAATATTAACATCGCACAACTGCGCATAAAATTGCACGATTTTTTTGATGATAGTTATCCCATTCGGCCTCAGTCCTACTGCGGCCCCATCAAAGTTTCCAAAGTGCACAAAAAGAGGCACGTTCAGCGCGCAGGCGAGGCGGGGGAGCAAGCGCGCGCTTTGGGGGGCAGGCAGGAGGTCGTATGCCTACGGAATCGAGGCCTGAGCCGCGCTGTATTGCCCCGCGCTCGCTCCGGCCTTGCGCAGGAATGGGTGAGAAAATGCCGCCTCAGAGCGGCTTACAGCGCGTCTGGTGAGGGGTACGGAAAACGATGCCAGACAGGCGGCGGGCAGTGCCGGAAGGTGAAAAAATTAGAAGGATTTTCGGGAGTGCAGACGCGACACCACCACTCCTGATGGTGTCTGCCGGAATGCTCAGGCGCTGTCGGAGAGAAGTGCATAAGGGTTAAAGCGGATCACCTCCTCGCCCAGCCAGTCGTTGACGTGTTTCATGGCTTCCATCACCGGTGTCAGCTCATTGATGGCAAACACCCTGGCAGCTTTTTCAACATCACCAAACGAGCCATTACCTTCCGGGATGGCGCCCATCAGTTGTGGTGGTACACGATGCGCGGCCAGAATGTCGTCGCGTGTTGCTGACTTCACGCCGATAAACTCATCCTTTGCCGATATCTGGCTGAACGGCAGGATCTGAACCGAGTCTTTACCGCCGCCAGGCGCATGTAGCAGGATGTTTTTGAATGCCCCACCCCGCCGCGTATCCGTCAGCGTTTTCTTGAGCTTGTCGAGACTTTCCTGATCGGCAATGGCGCTGTTCACGTAAACAATGCAACCTGCATGGCTGCCGTTGTCATAGTAGAGCTTGCGGAACTTGTCAGCCGAGTGCGACAGGTTAGCCGACAGCAGCCCTGCAAAATACTCCGGCATACCGTAGATATCCTGGTGAATATCCGGGTTGATGACGTGGCACACTGAGCCAGTCCTGAACTGGTGATCATCCAGGCCCGCCTGAATAAACCAGTAGGTATCGAGATCGGCCCCCCTCCGGGTGTACTTGGCGAGTGAATGGCGCAGCCCCAGCGGGCCGCCAAGCATATTTGATCGCAGCTCAAGATAGGCATTACCGAACACAAACCAGTCAAGCGCAAAGGCAGAGAACACCTGACGGGACAGCAGCCGGTGCGGGATAAAACACCCGGCCAGCACGTTGCGTTTGAACATCAGCGCAGACTGGTGCCAGCTCGCATAACCAAACTGCCGCGCCAGTCCGTACCAGCTGATCGGCGTTTCGTAATAGCGGCCATTGTTGGCGCAATACATGCTGTCCAGCAGGTCATAAGATGACGTGACCGGCCATGGCCCGTCAAAGGTGAAAGAACTCAGTCCCGGCTGGGTTTTCAGTGCAGAAACCAGGTCTGTCTGTTCCCCGGAATGCTGCCGCGCGCGGGGATATTTTTTTCTGCTCAAAGTCAGTACTCCATAACGGTCATGGTATTGCCGCCGTCAGCGCCCAGCGGTTCGTTGATAGTGGCAAGCATGGTCGCCCAGGCTAAGTCACCGTGACTGACGCCACGGGCGCGGTCAGTGTCATACGTGATCACGCCACCCGGTGTGACCACTTTTCTCACCGCACTGAACGCGGTGATCAGGTCATACTCTCCCCGGTCATACTCCCAGCGACCGGCGCGGATCATTTGCAGCATTTTCAGTACCAGCATGCGCTTGCTGGCGGGTGAAAACTGGTAGCACACTGCCGCCGGAAATTTCTTCTTCACGAGCTGATAAACCGCCTCGCCGATGCCGCTGCCATCAATACCGATGTGCTGGACGTTGTAGCGGGTCAGCATGTTGATGATCAGCTGCGCCTGCGCTTCGAATTCCATGCCGCGTATGCGCTGGGTTTCGATGGTGCGAAACTTGGCGCCGGGAACCAGCGGCGCCGCGTTAACCGATATTGCCCCGCTGTCACCTTTGCCGCTGGCGCCGTTGGGGTCATAGCCAATCCACACCGCGCGATCTGCCATCGGGCGCATGGCGTACGGTTTCCAGTCGGGCCAGTCGTCAAACCCGTCAACACCACAACTCAGCAACTGGTTGTAATCGAAAGCAGTTTCGCCGTTTTTGATGAACACGCAGCCATACAGGTTGTCGTATTCCTCCGGGCTGTTCTCCTGCTGAATTTCCTCAATGTCAGTGAGATCCCACCCGTGATCGATGGCGTCCTGAAGGGTGACAATCTGGCGCCAGATGTTATCCGGACACATCAGGCCGCTGTTGAGTGTTTTCCAGCTGGTGTCAAACTCAATCCGTTTGCCATGGCTGCGGCCTTTGTTAAATGCGTCACCACTCCAGAACGGATAGGCTTCATGGCTTTCTGCTGACGGTGTGGAAAAATAAGTGCGTGTCAGCCCTTTCAGGGTTGCCATTGCCCCGGCCACTTTCTTCAGGTTGGCAAACTGCCCCACCCAGAAAAACTCATCAAAATAGAGATTGCCGGTGTATGACTGCGCTGTTGCGGCTGAGGTGCCAAGAAAATGCAGCTCTGCGCCGTTCGCCAACTGGATCATGTCGCCGCCCTTCAGCTCAACGTCCACTTCCTCAGCGGCAGAACGAATAAAACTGCGGAACTGATACGCCTGACGGCGGCTGGCGGAAAGGAAGATCTGGTTGCGCTGATGTTTGTATTTCACATCGTCAGACAGCGCACGCAACAATGCTTCGCGCGCAAAATACCAGGTGGCGCCCACCTGGCGGGATTTCAGTATGGCGCGGTTGCGGTGGTGGTGATTGTCGAACCAGCCACGCTGGTGCCAGTGCAGCGAGCCAAGAATGTTTTCCCGCAATGCCGCAATCTGCGATTCCGAGAAGGTATTTTGTTTCTTGCGCAGCTTCTTTTTCGGCTGCGTGGCCGGGGTGCCGTTATCCAGTTTTTTAAGCTGTCGCGTCAGCAGGTCGATTTCCCTGAAGTCGCCGCCGGTCTTTTTATCCTTGCCGGTCAGCTGAATCAGACGCGCATCAATGGATGTGGTGACACGCTGGATGGGCGGCGTATCGTCCCACTCGTCACGCTTTTTCCAGGCATAGACTGTGTTCTGATTGATCCCCATCAGGCGTGAAATTTCTGCTGGCGGGTACCCCTGCCAGTAGAGCTGTCTTGCCCGCTGCCTGATAAACGCTTCCTCAACCGACATTCGCTTCTCCTCGCTGTATGTCGGGGAGATTAACCCGCGCGCGCGGATGCTTTCCCGCACCTCTGGTTGTTGTGTTTCCCCTACAACAACAACGCGTTGAGGCGGCAATGCCGCCCCTGCCATCATTTCGCTGAACTCACCCACAACGAGCAAACGAACATGGCTGGTACAACGAAAACCCGCAAAAAATTCCGTGTTGCTGTCTCCGGGGCCACCGTCGATGGCCGCGAAATTAAGCCGGAACATCTCCGCGACGCAGCAGCGAACTACAACCCCGAGGTCTACGGGGCGCGCGTCAACATTGAACATTACCTCTCGCCTTATCCGGGCAGTGATTTCGGGGCGATGGGCGATGTGACCGCATTAAGCGCCGAGGATATTACCGACGGGCCGCTGGCCGGTCGCACCGCGCTCTATGCGGAGATTGAAGACTCAGGCCGTATGAAACCTATGACCGACAAAGGGCAAAAGGTTTATTCCAGCATTGAGCTGCACCCGCAGTTTGCACTTAACGGCAAGGCCTATGTTGTGGGTCTGGCGATGACAGACACGCCCGCCAGCCTTGGCACTGAACGCCTGAAATTTGCTGCTCAGCAACGTGCGCAGGTGATGGCATTCAACAATCAGCAGGCGGAACCGCCGATGTTCACCGAAGCCATTGAGGCGGAAGTGATCGAGCTTTCCGGTCAGCGCAGCGATGAGAGCAAACAGTGGTTTTCCCGCATCATGGGCATCCTTGGCAAAGGTCAGAAGACCGACGATGAGCGATTCAGCCAGGTGCATCAGGCTGTTGAAGCCGTGGCGCAGTCACAGGTTGAACTCAGCGATCAGTTCAGCAGCGTTGAGCAGGGCCGCGCACAGGACAAAGCCGCCATTCAGCAGCTGACAACCGATCTGGCTGCACTGCGCCAGAAACTTGAAACCACGGACGGCAACTTCAGCCGCCGCCCGCCTGCCAGCGGTGGTGATAACGCGCAGCTGGCTGACTACTGATATCAGCAACGAGAGAGAAAGAGATGAGAAATAATACCCGTCAACTGTTCGATCAGTATGTGGCACGGCAGGCGCAGCTTAACGGCGTGACAGCCGCCGCTGTCGCGGCACAGTTCAGCGTTGATCCGACTGCGCAACAGCGCCTTGAGGCCGCCGCGCAGGAAAGCGACGCCTTTCTGAAACAAATTAACGTTTTCGGCGTTGATGAGCAGATCGGCCAGAAAATCCTGATCGGCAGCAAAGGGCCGCTGGCCGGAGTGAACAACAGCACCACCACGCGCCGCAATCCGGCATCCAGTGACAACATGGATCCTTACGGCTACCTCTGCCGCAAGACCAACTACGACTACGGTATCTCGTACGCGCAGCTTGATGCCTGGGCGCATCAGCCAAACTTTCAGCCGCTGATCAGCAGCGCAATGGCCCGTCAGATGTCGCTTGACCGCATCATGATCGGTTTCAACGGGACAAGCTATTCCGATCCCTCTGACCGTGCGGCGAACCCGCTGTTGCAGGATTGCGGCATTGGCTGGTTGCAGAAAATCCGCAATGAAGCCCCGCATCGTCGTATCACAGGCGTGACAGTCACTTCCCGCGATCAGGACAACAAAATTGTCGCCGCCGGGACATACGGCAACCTGACGGCAGCGGTATACGACGCCAAAAACAGCCTTATGGATGAGTGGCACAAGCGCAACCCTGACAACGTGGTGATCCTGGCTGGCGACCTGCTGACGACCAGTAATTTCCCGACCATCAATGCCATGAGCCAGACCAATCCCAATACGGAAATGCTGGCGGGGCAGCTCATTGTGTCGCAGGAGCGCGTGGGGAATATGCCGACCTTCATCGCGCCCTACTTCCCCGGCAACGGCATCCTCATCACGCCGTTCAAAAACCTGTCGCTCTATTTCCAGCGCGGCTCCCTGCGCCGGACTATCAAGGAAGAGCCGGAGTACAACCGCGTCGCAACTTACCAGTCATCCAATGACGATTTCATTGTTGAAGACTATGGCGCAGTGGCGTTTATCGACGGGATCACCTTCGCCGAAGCGGCTGAGGGCGGCGCGTAACACCGGGCGGGCTGTGCTTTGCGGCCCGCTTCACTCGGGGACAGAACCATGCTGACACCGGCACAAAAACATTTTCAGAAGGTCATGGCTGAACGCCATGGCAAAACCGACGAGCAGACCGACACCGCGCGCACCGCGCATGAGCAAATCCTGCACCGGCTGCGCATGGATCAGAGTGCATTGCGCAAAGTGCAGTCCGACCAGGCAAAAGCCGCCATGAAGCGCCAGTTACTTCCCAATTATGAGGGCTGGATCGAGGGAACACTGACAGGCGGCAGCGGACGGCAGGATGAAGTGATCACCACGCTGATGGTATGGGCGGTGGACGCAGGCGATTACGCACTGGCCGTGCGTATCGGGCGCTATGTCGTCTCCCACAACCTGCTGATGCCAGACCGCTTTAACCGCACGCCCGCCACCGTACTGGTTGACGAAATTTGCGATCCCATTCTGGTACAGGTCAAGGCCGATGACAGCACCTATATTACGCCCTATCTGGCGGTGCTCGATGACGTCGAAGAGATCACCGCAAACAGCGATATGCCGGATGTGGTTCGCGCCAAGCTCTGCAAAGCCAGGGCGTTTGCACTGCGAAGCGGCACAGCCGAAGAGCAGGAAACCGCCCTTTCCCTGCTGCGTAAGGCACTGACGCTTGATGCCGGGGCCGGGGTGAAAAAAGAGATCGAACGCCTGGCGCGTGTGGTTAAAAAAGCCAGCGCAACAACCCGTTCCGCCGACGGTGCGACAAATGATTCAGGTAGCACAACGGGCGACGCTGGCTCAGGTGACGCGGAGCCAGCTTCCGCAGCTGCGGACGGCATCGCAGAACAACCTGCTACTGTCGCCGAAAAAACGACAACCCGAACCCGGCGCAACACAAGTGCAAAAGCGCGTACCGGGACGAAGTCAGGCGGACAAACCCGAAAACGAAAAGCGCCGACAGAGAAGACGAAATAACCGACTTGCGCCCCGTGCGCTGGCGGCGCGGGCGGAAATCTGTAGCGCCTGGCGTTTACTTTTTTCCGTCCGCTCACCGCCACCTTTTCAGGAGACTACACGATGAGCTTTGTAGCGGGTCGCGCCGTCACACCTTCTGCGGAAGATGTGCCGGACGTCAATGATGGTGGCGAAAAAGTCACTGCCGGTTCGTTCTGGCCGGAAATCGCCCTGAGCGATGTACGCCTTGAAATGCGTATCAATGGTGCCGTGACCACCACCCGTCTCAAACATGTGGTGACGGAAGCGGTGATCCACGTATCAGAGCAGCTGGCGTCATGGCAGGGAGAACAGATTGCTGCGGGTTATGCCTCGCTGGGCGCTGTCCCGGCCATGCAGGTTGACGGGCAGAGCGTGAAGATCCACCGCTACCGCCGCGCGGTATTCAGTTGCGCCCGTGCCCTTCTGCTTGAGACTTTTCGTGATGTTGATACCACCGGCGATGCCGGTGAAAAACGCGCCGTTGCCCTCTCCACTCAGGCGCAGGATCTCTGGCGCGATGTGCGCTGGGCTATTGCGGATATTCGCGGCGCAACGCGCAATTTCACGGAGGCTTTCTGATGAAGGTCAGGGCATTACAGGGGGATACCGTGGATTTGCTGTGTCAGCGGCATTACGGCCTGACACGCGGCGTGACTGAGGCTGTGGTATCGGCCAATAAGGGCATTTCCGCCCAGCTTTTTCTGACCGCCGGTCAGAAGGTGGAATTACCCGAAGTCAGCGAACCGGCAGCCACGGAGACCGTACAGCTATGGAGCTAATTAACCGGGTATGGGACGGGTCGGCTTACGCACGTAGCGAGGCAGGAGCGCATGAAAATGAATGATTCCGGGAATATCTTCACGCAGATCTTTGCGTGGCTTGCCGCGCTGGCGGCAGCGATAGGATTTACCACACAGGATCTGGTGTACATGTTCTTTGGTGCAGCAGGGCTGATTATTTCCCTGGCCTCTTATGTCAGCGGGAGGCTGGATGCGCGTCGTCGGCGTAAGGAAGATGAAAAGCGTACGCAGATGCTAAGTGGATACCTCAACGAGGTGAAAGATAAGCCCTCACATGAGCGCCCGGCGGCAGTGCAGGTGGCGGTCAGGGCACTGGAAAAGGTAGGTGAATAATGGCGATATCACCCGCACTGCGAAATAAGCTGGCAGGGATGACCGGCGCTGGCGCGCTGGCTATTGCCGGGACGATGCTCCCTGAGCTGGAGGGCGTCAGGTACGCACCTTACCACGATGTTGCTGGCGTGCTTACTGTCTGTTACGGGCACACAGGCAGGGACATTATTCCGGGTAAAAAATACACCGAAACCGAATGCCGTGCACTTCTGCAAAATGACCTTGTGCCTTTCGCGCAGTCTGTTGATCGCTCCGTTAAGGTGCCCGCCAGCGAGTACCAGAAAGCAGCGCTAATAACGTTCAGTTACAACGTCGGTGTTACAGCGTTTGAGCGCTCCGCGTTGTTGCGTCAGCTTAATGCCGGTAATTACAGGGCCGCCTGTGACGGGCTGCGTCAGTGGATTTACGCTGGCGGCAAAAAGTGGAAAGGGCTGATGAATCGTCGCGAAGTTGAGCGCGAGGTGTGTCTGTGGGGCCAGAAATGAACCGCATTACGATCATTGCAGGCGCAACAGCGTTGGTAATTATCGCCACGCTCGCAGTGTGGCTGGTTTCCGCCAGAGCAGACCTGAGCGCAGCGGAAAGCGATAAGCGTGTGCTGGCGTCTGATAACGCACTACAGCGCGAGGCGATTGCGACTCAGGTTTTCAATATCAATCGCTTCAATCAGACCGCAGCAAATGCCGCACATGCCAGTGCGCTCACCAGTGCCAGCTCGGATGAAGCCGTAATCGAATACAGGGAGATCCTCCGCCATGAAAAAACCTGTGATTTTGCTGTGCCTGTCAGTGTTGCTCGCGGGCTGCTCGGGTACGCAAACCGTTTACGTGCCAGCGCCCTCGGTGCCGCTCCCTCCGGGTCTGACACAGCCGGTGATCGCACCGCTGCCACCGGCACGCTGACCTACTGCCAGGCCGTGTTGTGGATCCAGCCACTGCTGGCGGCTGTCGAAACGGCAAATAATCAGCTGGCGGGCATTCGCGAGATAGAACAGCAGCGGGCGCAGCAGAGTACGCAAACCGGGCTTACAGGAGCAAGACCATGAAAAAAACAGAACTGCTGCGCGGGGCGCTGATTGCCGGTAATGAGTGGTGCAGAGCCAGGCCAGAGCAAATCACGGTCTGGACGGAAAAAGGCGCTATTGAAATTCAGGCAACCGGTGAAAGCTCGTTTATGTACCGCTACGAAATCAAAGTGCTGGCGATGGAGTATCCCGGCCATGTCGATGATCTCATGCTCCCCCTGCTGGCCTGGGTCTGGAAGCATCAACCCGATTTGCTTCTGAACCCTGACAGCAACAGAAAAATTGAATTTGAGGCCGACATACTGAGCGATGACGCAGCCGATATCCTGTTTACGCTCCCGGTATGGGAACGCGTCATGGTCAGTAATGAGAGTGGTGTTGCCGTGGCGACACATCTGCCGGAAGACCGCCCGCGATTTTGCCATGGTGAGTGGGATGCCGTTTTCCTCGATCCGGATGCCGGTGAGGTTATGCCATGAGTAATGATGCCGCACTGTTTCAGCAGCTTGATGATGTGTTTGCCACCATTCTGGCCGGGATGGCTCCGGCGGGCCGGTTGCGCACAGCCAGAAGTATTGCCACCACCCTTCGCCGCAGTCAGAGCCTGCGCATCGGGCGGCAGGAAGCCCCGGACGGTAGCAAGTTTGAGAAGCGACGCCGACGCGTTCTGCGCTCACAGGCTGGCATCAGTTTTGTCTGGAACGGTGAAACCCGGCGCCTGAAAAACTGGCAGGCCAGCCGGGGCAGCCGTGGCCGAATGCTGACGGGGTTTGATGAAGAGCGTGGTGCAGTGCGTACTTTCTATCGGGAAGACATTGAGCGCTATCTCGATGTCAGTTTTACGGAGGTTCGCCGTGATACCACGAAGCCCGATCCGATGTTTCGCCGTCTGCGAACGGCACGGTTTCTGAAAGCGCGTGCTGACACTGACGGTGCGACTGTTGGCTTTTCCGGAGTGGCAGCGAGGATCGCCCGCGTGCACCAGTATGGCCTGCGCGACAAAGTGAACAAAAGCGGTGCGGTGGCAACCTATCCACGCCGCCAGTTGCTCGGGCTGAGCAAAGCTGACCGCATGGCAATCGCCCGTCAGGTGATTGATTCGCTGGGGGTGCAATAGTGGATGCCGCTGAATTGATCCGTCTGCTGGAAAACGTTGTCCGCACCGGCACGGTAACTGAGATCGATGTGAGCCGGTGGCGCGTGCGCGTGGAAAGCGGCGGGCTTACCACCACCTGGCTTCGCTGGAATGCACAGCGCGCGGGCGCATTCAGCGTATGGCTTCCCCCTTCTGTGGGTGAACAGGTCTGGTTATTGTGCATGGGTGGAAACCCCGAAACCGCCATTATTGGCGGGAGCCTGTACAGCAATGACAACCCGGCTCCGGGTGCATCGGCAACCGAGATGGTCATGACTGCACCAGACGGCGCACGGTTTCATTACGATGCCAGTGCCGGGGCGCTGACCGTCTCCGGAATCAAAACCGCCAGGCTGGAAGCGGCTGTCAGCATCACTCTGGATACGCCAGTTGTTGAATGTACCAATCTGCTGAAAACCCGGACGTTCACTGTTTCTGAAGGGGGGAATCTGGAGGGGAATTTCACTCACGGCAGCGGGACGTTCACGTCAAACGATGTGCAGGTGGACAACCATCAGCACGGCAGTGTGCAGCGGGGCGGGAGCTGGACGGAGGGCACGCAATGACAGCGCGCTATACGGGTATGAACCCGGACGGGACAGGAACGCTTACGGATGCCGATCATGTCTGGCAGTCGGTAAGCGATATACTCCGCACCCCGATTGGCTCCAGGCTGATGCGCCGTAACTATGGCTCGCTGGTTCAGGATCTTATCGATAACCCACAGAACAACGTTACCCGCATGCAGCTGATGAGCGCGATCGTCATCGCGCTGGCAACGTGGGAGCCACGAATAGCGCTGAGCACCGTGGACGTGGCTTTCTCTGCGGGCGGCGCGGTAACAGCGAATATGTCAGGCATGCTGACGGAAACCATGGAACAGCAGGCCACCACCATAACACTCAGGGGCGACAGTCATGGCAACGGTTGATTTATCGCAGCTACCGCAGCCGCAAATTATCGAAACGCTGGATTTCGAGGGGATTTTACTGGATGTAAAAGCCGTCATTATCGCCGCGTTCCCGGCAGATCAGCAGTCTGCAATAACCGCTGCGCTGGGATTCGAATCTGAGCCACTGAATGTCATTGCGCAGGTCGTGGCATACCGGGAGATGATGTTACGCCAGCAGATAAACGAGGGGGCAGCCGCCTGCATGCTAAGTCACGCCGCGTCCACCGATCTGGATAATCTGGCCGCCAACCTCAACACCGCCAGGCTTGAAATCACACCGGAGACAGACACGAGCGATGCCGTAATGGAGAGTGATACGGCCCTGCGCCTGCGTGCGCAAACCGCATTTGAAGGACTGAGCGTGGCCGGGCCAACGGGGGCTTATGAATATTACGCCCGAAGCGCCAGCGGCAAAGTGGCAGACGCAAAAGCAGTCAGCCCCTCTCCTGCCGTGGTTGTGGTGTCGGTGTTATCAACTGAAGGTGATGGCACGGCTTCACCGGAGTTACTGGCAGTCGTGAATGCAGCACTGTCAGCAGAAGACCGTCGCCCGGTTGGGGATCGTCTTACGGTGCAAAGTGCAGAGATCATCACCTATGAGATTGATGCCACGCTTTATCTCTATCCGGGGCCGGAATCCGAACCCATTCTGACAGCTGCGCAGGACTCACTGACGGCATGGCTGGCAGCCCAGGGGAAAATCGGGCGGGATGTCGCCCGCAGCGCGGTGATGGCTGCGTTACATGTTCAGGGTGTACAGCGCGTTGAGCTGACAACTCCTGCCTCAGATATCGTGATCGATGACACGCAATCAGCGGTGTGCGTTAACGTCACTGTCAGCCAGGGAGGCACCAATGAGTAACAGCCTGCTGCCACCCACCGCCAGTCAGTTTTTGCGCCGCACCGAAACCGCCACGGCAAGGATTAACGCTATCCCCGTAGAGCTTCACAAACTCTGGGATCCGGATGAGTGCCCCGTGATATTCCTGCCCTATCTCGCCTGGGCGTTGTCGGTCGATCGCTGGGACAAAAACTGGTCGGAACAGACAAAGCGCGCCGTCATCAGAGCCGCCTTTATGGTTCATCGCCAGAAAGGAACCATTCACGCGCTGCACCGCGTTGTGGAGCCGTTCGGCTTTCTGATTCGGGTAAGTGAATGGTGGCAGACCGGCGAAGAGCCAGGCACTTTCCGGCTGGATATCGGCGTCCAGGAACAGGGCATCACTGAGGAAACGTATCAGGAGCTTGAGCGGCTGATTCAGGATGCGAAGCCACTGAGCAGGCATCTGATCGGGCTGTCGATCCAGCTTCAGAGCGCCGGTGAATTATACGTTGGCGCAGCCACGTTTGATGGCGCAGCGGTGACGGTCTACCCCTACCTGCCGGAAGAGATCGCCGTTGGCGGTGACTACTACCCGGCTTCGGCCATACATTTGATAGAGAACACGAGAGTTAACGCATGACAGCAAAATATTTTGCCATTCTGACCAATCAGGGCGCCGCGCGGCTGGCGAATGCGGCGGCACTCGGTACGACACTCAACATCACGCAGATGGCGGTTGGCGATGCCAATGGGGTATTGCCAACTCCTGACCCGGCGCAGACTGCGCTAATTAACCAGAAACGCATCGCGGCACTGAATATGCTGTCGATTGACCCCAACAACAGCAGTCAGATTATCGCTGAGCAGGTGATACCGGAAAACGAGGGTGGATACTGGATCCGTGAAATCGGCCTTTATGATGACAGCGGCGTGCTGGTTGCCGTGGCAAACTGCCCGGAAACCTATAAGCCGCTGTTACAGGAAGGTAGCGGGCGCACGCAGACCATTCGCATGGTACTGATAGTGTCATCCACAGCAGCAGTCACGCTGAAGATTGATCCTGCTGTCGTGCTGGCTACGCGACAATATGTCGATAACAAAGTGATCGAGGTAAAAGCGTATGCTGATAACCTGCTGAGCCAGCATATTGCAGCCAGCAACCCACACACCCAATATGCGCCGATTGCCAGCCCGACCTTTACCGGAACACCCAAAGCACCCACGGCCGCACAGACAGCAAACGATACGCAGCTGGCAACCACCGCATTTGTTAAAGCGGCCATCGCCGCATTAGTGGCCTCTTCCCCGGCTGCGCTGGATACGCTGAGTGAACTGGCCGCCGCGCTGGGTAACGATCCAAACTTTGCCGCCACCATGACTAATGCCCTGGCGGGAAAGCAGCCACTTGATGCAATGCTGACAGCACTTTCAAACCTGAACACTGCAAATATGCAGTTCCCGGTGTTTAATGGCCCGAAAAGTATAGAGATTGGTGCGCTAACAAACTTATCTCTGCTCTTTCTGTCAAAAAGCACTCCGGCACAGATGCTTGATTTGCTTACCGCAGCGCCCCGGGTAAGTCCGGCTCTGACCGGACAGCCAACAGCGCCGACAGCCGCAGCTGGTACAAATACGACCCAGATTGCCACTACAGAGTTTGTGGCTAATTTCATCAGTACACTAAAAGCTGCTGCATTTCGTGATGTTGGGACAGGGGCGAACCAGATTCCAGACATGACTTCTTTCACATCAGGAGCAAACTGGTTCAGGCTACCAAACGGTTTTATTGTTCAGTTTTTTGTAGCCGTTATGGCTGATACTTCCGCAGCATCAAAAGTGGTCAACTTTCCCTTTGCATTTCCTAATGCCGCGATTTCCGTAGTGGCTACCCATAACGGGCCACAACCCGGTGCTGCTGGTATTTTCGGTATTAACAATTTGTCAAAAGCGACCTTTCAGTCGTACACATCAGTAACACCGACAGGAAGCATCGGCGCATTTATTATCGCAGTGGGGTACTAACCATGAATCAGTATTACTGGAGTGCATCAACGAATGCTTTCTATGCGGTGGCTTTGCGGGAACAATACGAAGCGAGCGGCTCATTACCTTCAGATATCACCGACATTGATGACAGTGTAGCCAGCGTATTTATGGGGATACCGCCGGAGGGAAAAGAGCGCGGCGCCGGTGCTGATAACATGCCCGCATGGAATGATTTACCGTTGCCATCACAGGCGCAATTAGTCAGCCAGGCAGACGTGAAAAAAGCGGAATTGCGAACGGCAGCAGATTCGGAAATTGCGTGGCGGCAGGATGCTGTTGATGCGGCGATCGCGACAGATGAAGAGACTGCCGCGCTTGCTGAGTGGAAAAAATATCGGGTGCTGTTGATGCGGGTTGATACATCAACGGCACCCGCTATTATATGGCCCGTTACTCCGGCTTAACCGGCCAGCTCACTTCCGGAGCCGTCGAAATATCGACGGCTTCAAGCGCATCAAGATAGTCCAGCCACAGTTAGAAACAAAAAAATCACCTTTCACAGGACGATTACTAAAACAGGCTCTTGAGTGAATTGCTGACCTGATTTATCGCGTTATTTGCGCTGGTTTTTAACTCGGCCAGCGCATCACTGACAGATGCGCTCTGCAATTTCTCCCTGAAATCGGTATCGACACGGCTAAGGCTGAGGGTAAATTCGATTTTTCTGGGATTGCCGTACTGGTCAAACTCAGATTTACCCCGCTCCAGGCGCGTCAGTACATACATCCCGTAAATTCTCCCCTCCCCCTCGATCAGCGGCCATGGCCGACCGGCAAAGCCAATCGTTTCAAGTGCTGAAAGGGACAGATTACCGCCGGTTATTTCCGGGTAAAGCACGCCCTCCAGCGTCACGGTATCGTCGCCCGCGCCGATGTATTGCCAGCTGGCAGACTGATTAACCCTTTCGTTCTTAACGTGCCGCCACTCCTGCGAGTGGCGCAACTGCTGATAGGGTGTGGTGCGCAGCATAAAAACGAACATCCCAAAGACCATCATCATAAAAACGCTCCTTAATCGCGGTCACGGAACGAACCACGGTTAGCTCTGTTGGTGGTGGCCAGCGCATCCCGGACGGCATCGCGTACCATTTTTTCAAGCTCCGGCACTGACTTACTCCCAACGTCGTTGAAATTGATCTGAAACACCGGCGCAGCGGAAGGTGCTGCAACCGGCGCAGCAAAGGCCCTTTGTGTGGCGGCCGGAACGGACAGGACTCCGCCTGCCGCCGATGCAGCAACACCCGGTACAGGCTGAGGGATCACCCGCGCCTCCTGATACACGCCACGTAATGCCAGCGCCTGCGGCAGGTTTTTGAAAACGATATCGCCAGGGCCGATCTTCTTCGTGTTATCCGCCGTGGTTTTGGTGTTATCTGATATTTCCTTGAGACGCCGCGCCGTTCCGGATTCAGGAATGACGGGCGGCGTGGTCACCGGCGGAGGCGTTTTCGCCGGGGCATCGGGAGACCAGTTCCAGCTTTTGGGAACCATCTTTTTCTGCTGGGGATCCCACTCGTACATAACCGGCGCTTTAGGGGTCAGGCTCTCCGCTTTTCGCTTCGCTTCATCAAGCCCTGCAGGGATCAGCCCCAGCTTTTGCAGAACCCACCCTACCCCCTCCATCAAAAGGGTCAGCGGCGTCAGGAGCGCCTGCAACGCGAAACCAAAAACCCTACCAAACGTCTCACCGGCACTGGTGCACTGATCCAGGGTTTCCTTACTGGTCTGCATCGGCGACAGCAGTTTTTGAAACCATCCCCACACGGTCTGAATACCGTCTGCAATCAGGGTAAAGACTGGCGACAGAGCGGAAAAAGCATCGCGCAGCGGTGTCAGCGCCTGCCAGACGCCACTAAAAAAACCAAGAAAATAAGCTTTAATCGGCTCCCAGAACCGCCAAATAAGTAACCCTGCTGCCACAAATGCCGCACCAATCAACCCTATCGGACTGAGCAAAAATGAAAGCACACCGCCAAGGGCTGATACCGCCGTGGTGATCAGCCCCCATATGGCAGGCAGCCCGGTCAGGCGTAATGCCAGACCGCCGATACCTTTCACCAGTGAGCCAACTGCCGCGCCAGGCGAAAGGAATGCTGTGAGCAGCCCGCCGCGCAACGCCGGTAAAAGACCGGTTACGCCACCGATATTTTTAGAAAATGAACCGAGTAGCGCACCCCAGCCGCTCATTCTGCCAAGCACCGGGCCGCCAACGGTTCCCAGCGTGCGAAGCGCGGCAACTGTGCCTGATATCCCCTTCCCTCCGGTCAGGAGGGTAAAGCCCAGCCGCAACTTTGCCAGCGGGCCAATCAGTATGCCTGTGACAATCGATACCGTACCCAGCGCCGCCGTTAATGCCAACGCGCCAGCCCCAACGATTAACAGCGTCTTTGCCAGCTCGGGGTTTGCCTTGACCAGCCCGGCCACACGTGTGATTGTCTCATCCAGCCACTGAATCAGACTGCGCAACGGGCCATTCACCGTATCGGATATTTCGGTCTGTAGCCCCTCCCATGCGCTGCTGAGGTTGGACAAATCGCCGCCAAGGTTATCCGACATTTTTTTAGCCACGCCCGCCGATTCGCCCTGTGCTTTTTTCAGTTCTGCGATGAGCTTCTGAAGATCACCACTGCCGGCGGATTTAACCAGCGACTGCAATCCGACAAAGGCTTCCTCTCCGGCGATATCCTTGAAGAAACTCACCTGGTCAGTGGAGCCATATTTTTTGGTTGCCTTGTACAAATCGGCGAGGATACTTTCAACGGGCCGCATCTTGCCGGTGCTGTCAGCGACAGATACACCCAGCTCTTTCAGCGCTTTGGATGCTGCGCCAGTCGGTGCTGCAAGCCGACTCAATGACGCGCGCATTGCAGTGCCCGCGTCGCTGCCACGTAGACCGCCTTTCGCCAGCATACCCGCCATTCCGACCGCTTCTTCCAGACTGATACCAAGGCTGGCGGCCACCGGGCCGGTATACTTCATTGTTTCGCCGAGATCGCGCAGGTTGGTACTCGTTCGGGTGAATGTTCCGGCCAGCACATCACCCACTCGCCCCATATCACCGGCCTGTAGACGGAACTGGTTGAGGATGCTGGCACCAATATCCGCTGTTTCCCCAAGGGAAATATCGCCACTCAGTGCCCCGCCTGCGATGGCGGTATCAAGCACGCCGGGAAGCGCTGCCTTGATCGCCTCCGGCGTGAATCCGGCCATGGCGAGAAAGGCCTGGCCCTGCGCGGCGTCACTGCTGGAAAATGCAGTGTCTGCACCAAGCTGTTTGGCCTGATCGCGCAACCCCTTAAACCGGGGATCGGTTTTATCCATCCGTGTCAGCGCCATTACGCGCGACATATCGGTATCAAAACCAATCGGCGTTGATAAAAAGCGCCCTGCACCATAGCCCGCAGCGGCAGCACCGAGGGCCATGCCCGTCCCTGCGCCCCGTAATTTGTCGCCGGTTTCTTTTGCCCGTGCATATTGAGCCTGGGCTTTTGTAATCGCGGCCAGTTGCTGGCGTTCCCGCTCCAGCGCCTGCGTGTATTGCTCAGTTCTGCGCAGGGCGCTTTGCACCGCGCCGCTTCCGGCAGTCAGGTTAACGCCGTGCTGACGGATAGCCTGTGATGCTTCGCGTAGCCGGGTGGTTTGCAGACTGTAGGTCTGGTTAAGGCGTGAGATCTTTCCGCGCAGCGTTTCAAGGTGTGCCGCCTGGGCCTCAGTAAGCTGTCCCCCTTCCCGCTGTTTCTGGTTGAGGCCATCGAAAGCCCGTTGCGTGCGGCTGAGTTTTTGCGCGGTGTCGTTGGCCTGGGCGCGCAGCTTGTCAAACGCTGACGTTTGTTTGTCGAGCTGTTTAGCCGCGTCCTGTGTTTTTTTAAGTGATTCGGCAAGGCCGCCAACAGCTTTGCTGGCGGCACTGGTCGGGCGGGTGAGTTTATCGATCGCACTGAACGCGACGCGGATATTAAGATCCATCGGCTTCATCCTCATGGTTGCCGCTACGGATGGCGGCCTGCTGCCGCCATGCCATCAGTTCGCGCGGCTCCATGTCATACATGACAGAGGGCGGCCAGTGGAAAATTACAGCGATATCGGCAATCAGATCCTCTACGCTGTTGAAGAGAGCTTCCCTTATTCGTTCGCCGTCACCGCCGCGCCCGGTACTGATGGCGCCGCTTTCGTCAAAAAAGGCGTGATTTCTTCGGCGAGTGCCACGTAATCCTGCGTATCCATTGCGGCAATATCCGCCGTGGTCAGCGCTGGCGAGGTAACGCGGGAAAGCAGTGTTGAGGTGGATTCAAAATCGAAATTGAGCACGTCAACGAGGCGCAGGCCACGAAGTGAGCCAGCCTGTTTGATCGTCTCAGTGATGGTCACAACGGTGATTTCATCGTTACCGCGTTTGATGGGTTTCGTCAGTGTTACAGCCATGGGTCAATCTCCTGGGTGGCAACCTGTGCCACCGTTAAAGGGTTAAGTGAAAGCAGTCAGCTATTCAGGCCAAGCGCGGAAGAAATACGATCCGGGTAGAGATTTTCCCCGTTGCGCTTGTAGATAAAGTTCAGCAGGTCAATTTCCAGCAGCGGCTTATCATCAACTGACAGCTTGTAATAAGTGTTTTTGATGGCGTAGGTGTGGTTAGTGTCATCACCCTGCTTTGCATCACCGGGATCAATCTCAGTAATACGCCCGCGCATTTCCACTTCCATCAGGGAACTGGTTCCGCCACTGTAAATCTCGCCAGCAAAACGCAGGCGCAGTTCGTCAATGTCACCACCGTATTTCAGGAGCAACTCTTCAACCACGCCGCCAACAACCATTGAGGCATCCAGCGCGCCGGAATCGATACCCAGATCCACGGCAACCGCCCCGAGCATACCGGCCCCCTGAAAATCTTCAGTTTTGCGGGTAAGCTTCGGTAACGTCACGCTGGGAATTTTCCCGATGTAGTTCACGCCATTGACGAACAGCGTGAACAAGCGAATTTTTTTAGGGATCGCCATTTACGCACCTCCGAGGGAAGAAAATGCCGCTTCGTAATACTGATCGGTGAACGTCTGAATCATCGTCAGATCTTCCAGCGGTGGCACCGGGCTGTAGTTGTAGCGCACGACAGCTTTACCCTGCCGGATGCCGGTCGTCGGGTTATCAACGATATCGAACCAGCAGGATGCACCAATCAGCTTGCCCTCAGTGACCAGCGCCTGAAGCTTGCTGTTAATCCCACTCACCACGTCTTTGACGTTTGCAGGCGTCAGTGGCGTGTCAACGGTCGTGAATTGCGCTTCAGCGATGCTGTCCGCCAGAATCTGGGCTGTGCGGGTATAGACCTCAAAAATGTATTCATCCGTATCCGTGGTGCGGTTGCCCCAGAAACGGAATCCGTCACGCTTGATAAGCGTGGTGATCTCATTGGCATTCAGCTCGTTGGCGTCCGAGTCTTCCGCCTGAAGCGCCCAGAAAACATCTTTGGCAATCCCGAGCACATTCCTGACAGCAACGTTGGATAACGACTTGTGCCAGCCCTGTTCATTATCGATCAGCGCGCGAAGTCCTAACGCGTAGGCGACGGCGGGAAACTCTTCATTCACGCCGGTCTGTGAGTTGTAGGCGATGAAGTTGGGCCAGATAAGCATGCCCTCGCGCTCAGCGAACTGTTCGCGGTAGGCTTTCGCTTCGGCGATAGTCTCGCAGCCATCGCAATAGCTGTAAGAGAATGCACGTAACTGTTTCGCGATCACGCGCAGCTGCGCCGTGACTTCCTGGGTGTCATAGCCAGGCACACCGAGAATGCGCGGACGATAGCCGGTTTTCTGTTCGGCGGTCAGGAGGGCAAACATCCCGGTATAACTGCCGTCAGCCTGCGTGCCACCGATGATGAGCTGGGATTGCGTTGGCTCATTCTCCCCTGCTTTCGCCTCCGCGACGCGCACCACAATCACGCGGGTGCTCACCTGGTCGGAAATGGCTTTCAGGGATTTATAGAGGGAGCCTGTTTTGCCTGCGCTTCCCAGAGCCGTGATAACACGCGTCAGCAGCACTGGCGTGTTGAGCGGAAAGGTTTCGGGGTCGGCGTCATCCGCAACAGCGACAAGCCCAATGACCGTGGAATCAATGTCATTGATCGCTGTCTGGAGGTCGGTTTCCTCCTTAACTCGCGCCCCGTGGAAAAAGTTGTCGGTCATGCTGTACCGCCATCATGTTGTGAGTTCGGGGCTATATTCCACAAAATGAGCATGCCCGACACGCACTACCGGGTGTCTAATGTTTGCGACAACAAACGACAGTTTTCTGCTTCGCGCGCGCATGAAACTATCAGCGCCGGAGGAGTTCATATGGCACTGTCAGCAGACGCAATCAGCAAAACCAAAGCACAACTGGATAAGAGCACACAGACATTTCAGGATTTTCAGAATGAGCTGTCACCGGTTCCGGCGTTCCGGATCATGCTGGGTGGCAAAGCACTGACCATACTGGATGACTGGCTTATTTCACTGGAACTGACCGACAATCGTGGATTTGAAGCCGACGAACTGACAATCACTATTGCTGACAGTGACGGCAAGTTACAGTTGCCGCCGCGCGGGGCTGAGCTGTCGGTGTCCATCGGCTGGCGGGGTGAACCGCTGGTCTATAAAGGGATTTATACCCTGGATGAAGTGGCGCATTCCGGGCCGCCTGACCGCCTGGAGCTGACGGCACGCAGCGCTGATTTCAGGGACGAATTCAACACCAAGCGCGAAGTGTCCTGGCATGATGTTAAGGTTGAGCGCGTCATTTCTGCCATCGCCCACCGGTATAAACTGACGCCGGTTATTTCTGAGCAGCTCATCAACATCGAGATCGATCACGCCGACCAGACGCAGGAAAGCGATATGTCTTTCCTGACAAGAATGGCAGAAATGCTGGGTGCCATCGCCACAATCAAAAATGGCAGTCTGTTGTTTATTCTTCCGGGCGGAGGCGTCAGCGCCAGCGGTAAACCACTGCCGGAATTCTCAATCACCCGTTCAAGTGGTGATCGCCATTCATTTCGTATTGCCGATCGTGATGCCTATACCGGCGTAAGGGCGTACTGGCTGGATCTGGAATTCGGCAAAAAGAAAAAAGTAACGGTCAAAAGCCGCAAGCCGAAAAAGAAAAAGCCACCACGCAGCAGCGCCAGAGACGGGGATTATCTGGAGGGTGAAGACGGTAACGTTTATGTATTACGCAAAACATACATCAGTGAAACAGCGGCAAAGCGCGCTGCTGCTGCCAAATGGCAACAGCTCAAACGGGGTGCTGCGGAATTTACGTTAACACTGGCGCGGGGCCGCGCCGATCTCTACCCGGAAATGCACGGAACCGTTACGGGGTTTAAATCCGATATTGATTCTCAGGACTGGATTATCGCCCGTGCTGCACATTCAATTGATGACAGCGGATTTAAAACCCGCCTGGAGCTGGAAGCCAAAATACCGGAATGGATTGCAGAGACTGAATAAACGAAGCCATAATAACAGCGAGTTCAACTCCCGCCATGGGAGGCCATCATGTTTGTTTGCCCCATTTGTGGTGCTGTCGCTCGGACACGCACCAGTCGCCGTCTCAGTGAGATGACGATCCGCCAGTACCATCAGTGCCAGAACTTTGAATGCAGCATCACATTTACCACGCTTAACAGCGTGGAAAAGCTGGTAACGAAGCGCGGCAATAGTGAATCATTACCGCCTGATTTTATCCCGCAGGATGCCTTTCCGGCATCGCATTACGGAAGAGATCAGCTCAATTTGGCATTGTAAAAATAGCCCCTTTGTTAAGGGGCTATTTTCATAAGGAAGTATTTGCTCAGTTAGCAAGAATGGAGTCGATGCCCCTGATAAGGTCAGGAAAATAACTTTGATCGATGAGAGTACCACCTTCAACCGTCCAGCGAGTCAGCATATTTGGGGTGATTTTGAAGTTAAAACCAATAACATCAGAATCTGCTGCATGACGGATATCACACTGAAAAGTATTAGTTCGGGGAGCATAAACTATTGGTGGCACCGCCTGATTTGCATCCAGCGACTGATAGAATTGATGCAGCTTATCCCGGAATTCCTCCAGGTCGAAGAGGCTGAACTCACATTCACACTCCAGGCTTATGCCTGATCCTGCTACTTCCAGCCAGCACATGATCAAATCCTGACGCCTGTCCTCCGGCTCTTCGATCCTTTCGATAAAGGAAAATCGGAATAACGCATCATCGTTTTTTATCTCAAACATAACCGTTGCTCTCTAATTCTTAATCGTAGTGGAAGTGCATAATTGTCCAGTCTTTTTCTCTAACGAGAACATGAAGGCGGTAACGTTCACGAACATATTTCACTTGGCCACCAACGGTACGTTTAACTAGCCGATACATATCAGTCCGATATATAAATTGCCCAGCAATATTTTGCGGATCAGGACTTCTCGTGCCATATCGAATAGCCTTTTCCATAATCTGTAATGGTACATAGCGACCAGGATCACCCATACGCGTAGCAACTGTTTTTGTTATTTTCAGGTTTCGCGCAGACAGACCAATTTTCAATCTACCACGCAGAAAGTTTATTGTTGTCTCGCTTAGTTTCGCAGTAAGGGCTGCGCGACTGCTGGCCTCAAAAAGCGCGCGGCCTGTTCGCAATATTCGAAATACACCAAATGCAATAAGCGCAATATCCGTGGGATCGATAAGCGGGCTTTCAAGAGGTGCCTCTTCCATGCGCACAAAGACACCGTTGGTATCGTATATTTGCCATAAACCGGGAGCCTGATTGACCGAATAGCCGATGCACATACCCATTTCATCATCAAGAATGGGCTGGGAATTAAGCGGTACGTTGCGTGGCGGTAACTCGAAAAAAATACCGTCCGGGAGATTAGATTTAAACGTAGAAAAGTACCCAGGCTCTTCCTGAAAGGTAGGGTTATATCCTGCCAC